ATTGGCTCACGAAAGCGGGTATCAAAGCGAAAAGGCAACCCCTCTCAGGCAGCTTGGGAGGAGAGTATTCAGGCGACATCAAGCTCGAACTCTTCGGACAAGAACTGGTGGGAGAAGTAAAGTATAGGGACAAGTCTAACTTCCCTAGCCCATTCACAGTATTAGATAAGCGAGACATTGCTTTCTACAAAAGACGGACTGGAAGTCCGCAAACTCTAGTCATAATGACTGGCGAACAATTTTTAACCCTTATGGAGAACGCAAATGCCATACAACCAAAGCAAGATCGGATACCAACAGAATAGATCCAGTAAGCAAGCAGCTGACTTTAATAAAGACGGCAAGCTAACGATCCGTTACCAAGTCCTTGAGCTATTTAAAGAGCATGGTGAACTTACCAATGAGCAAGTCTCTCAGCTTCTTAATAGGCCAGAGATTTCAGTCCAACCCAGAATCAGTGAGCTAAAGAACGCAGGGATCATTCATGATTCAGGTAAGAAAGCTATGGGTAAGTGGGGAACGTCAATTACAATCTGGAGCTACGATGAAAAAGCCACAATCACTAGGTAATGCAGTAGCCAGCAGCGTCTGGGATGCACACATCAACAAAGCCACAAGCTCACCGCACTACGCTAGAGAATACAAGAAGTATAGTTATGTGCTCGATGAGTATGAGATTATGGCTAAACGCATCAAGAACGGTGAGCCTGTTGGTGAGAGCTATCTCAAAGGTAAGCAGAAAGAAAAGCTGCTTGAGCTAACTGATCTTACTCACGCTGACTTCAAAAAATACCTTGAGTAAGCTGCAAGTATGCAGTAATCTAACCCATATAATAAAAGGAGAACTCAATGGAACGTAAAGGTTTCATAGGCGGCAGCGACTGCGTAAAAATTATGAATGGCGACTGGCTTGAGCTATGGCAAATCAAGACTGGTCGCATAGAACCAGAAGACTTGTTTCGCAATATTGCAGTACAACTCGGCATCTGGACTGAAGACTTCAACCTAGAATGGTTTGAACTTGAACATGATTGCGTACTGTCCAATCATCAGCATGAATACAAACAAAAGATTGGCACTGTGCCAGCCAAAGGTATGATTGATGCAAAGTGGGGCGACTTCATAGTCGAGGCCAAGCACACTAATCCATATAAATCTATGGATGATGTCATCGAATATTACATGCCGCAGATACAACTATACTGTCATCTTGCTAAAGCAGACGGTGCTTACTTCTCAGTAATCTTTGGTAATAACAAATGGGAGTCAGCACATGTCTCGTACAACCACAAGTATTTCAATTCTATGTGGGCGGTGGTGTCAGATTTCTGGGGTTACGTTGTACGCGACGAAGAGCCGATTGGTATTCAAGCGCCAGACATCTCCATTGACAAGGTTGAGGTGGACAACATGGTCAAGCGGGACGCCAGCACAGACAACCAGTTTATCGACGCAGCAATTACCTACATCGGTGGGTACGAACAAAACCGCGTGTTTGAGAACGCAAAGAAAGATCTCAAAAACATGGTCGGTAGCAACGAACGAGAAGTTTACTGCGACTACCTTACAATCAAACGAGACAAGCGGGGATCACTCCGCATAACAAGGAGAACCAACAATGACTAATAACCTCAACATCTGGGACAAGCTGGCCTCTTCAGACCCCAAATATCTGAAGAAGGTCAGCTTCGGCAGCCGATCATTCACCGCCATTGATCCACAATACCAAGTCAAAAAGATGACTGAGCAGTTCGGGCCAGTCGGTGAAGGCTGGGGTTGGCACAACACAACAGAGATTGTGCCTGTGAGCAACGGAGACAGCGCTGTGTTAGCGCATGTTACTGTTTGGCATGGCACCCCAGCAAATTCATTTGGCCCCTTCACAGGGTGCCGTAAGTTCTTTGATGCAACTAAAGGTCGTATGGCTGAGGATGCACCGAAGATGGCTATCACTGATGGCCTAACCAAAGCACTGTCGCACATTGGCTGTGATGCTGACATCTTCTTAGGTAAGATGGATGGCAACAAGTACGATCAAGACAGTGGTAACAAGAGCAGTGGCTGGTAGTCACACAACACAGGAGCCAGAAGCATGGCAGAATATGACGATACAAACAGAGGCGCAGCCTTTACACCATTCCCAACACAGCAAATGATCTTGCAAGGTAAGGTCAACGTCGAGGGCGTAGATTCAAAAGTAGTTCTTGTCAAAGACCAGACCAAAGACGGTCGTGGTATTGTTGAGGTCTATCAGAAGATGGCCGTAATGTTTGACAACGATAAAAAAGGCAATGATGCAGCACCCGATTACTCTGGCCCAGTTGGAGCAAATGGAGCAACTCACAGCACAATGCGAATTGCTGGGTGGAGACGCATGAAAGATGGTAAACCTTATATGTCTTTTCAGATAAGCGACAAACAACAAGGTCAACAATCTGCATCTTCCCCATTGCAAGAAGATAGCATTCCGTTCTAAGCTAGGCTTAGTTCTCCGAGGAGCGTCCTGCCCTCCCTCACAACTGCCCCGCTTAATTAGGTTTCGCACTGTTTAAGTGGGGCTTTTTTTTACCCAAAGGAGTTCATCATGAGATTAAATCACAGAAGACTAAAGTATTTCAGACAAATCCAAAAAGTAAAACAATTAGAAATGGCTAGGAGTCTTGGCTTAGATCAATCATTGCTTTCTAAATATGAAAATGGAAAGGTTCCAAATCCATCTGCTGCAATAGTTAAAACAATGGCTAATTATTTAAACTGCGAAATGACAGATCTTCTCTTAGCAGAAACAGATTACGAGCAAGAAGAATTTACCGAAAAAGAATATAAACAAACAATTCCAAATCGAATTGATATTCATGTTTATTTTCATTGGGGAGAATAATCAATGGAAACATGGGAAGAAATGACACAACGTCACAAGCAAGAAAAACTACAGCTAGTAAAAGCATTGGCGCAATCTCGCTGCACTCAAACACAAGCAGCAAAAATACTTGACGTAAAACTATCTGGCCTCAATAATTTCATTCATCGCAACAACATATTCTGGCCTGTCGTAGAGCAAGGAAGAAAGCAATGAAGATACACCCCGCACATGAAGTAGAGTTAGATTTTCTCAAGCGAAGAGTTGATACGCTAATCGATGAAGAAAACAGAACTGATCCACATCCAAATGTAAAACAAGACCTATGGGCAGCACGTTCTGAACTAAATCAATTTGTAAACAAACTAAGAAGTGAGGGCTATCACATATGACACAAGAACAATTACTAGCCGCAATGCTTGAAGACGCAAAACAAGTTAATAAAAGAGCTAGAGAAAGAGACGGGCAAAGCCGATTTCTAAAACAAAACAATACTGATTATTATATGGGCGGCAAAGATGCCAAGCCAGAAACAAAAGAAATAATCAGACTAGCCTTAGAAGGCAAAGACAAAGACTCTATATGCAGACGCATGTCCTTCATGGGATACAGTCGCGCCTTAACTATAAAGACTTTATCTCGTCACTCAGATAAAATTAATAACGCTAAAGCATTAGCTCAAAGTGAGGGCCATCAATGAATGGCCTTCTACCCTGACCTCTACGCAGATCAACGTAAGCATTCATAGCTTCTTCCATTGTGCCATCCCATGTACGGATGTCATCTATATGCCAAGCTGCTCCCCAGCGAACAGCCACACCAGCAGCTTCGGCACCTTCCTTCATAGCGTCAGCTAAATCGTCATACAGATTAAGCTCCCAAGAACCACGACCCTCAATGTAAGCCATCAGATCAACAGCCAATCCATCCAAGTGCTTTGACTTCATGGTCTGACTAGCGCCTTTAGCTACTAATGCCTTCTGCATTTCCAAGGTACGCAAGCCTTGAATAACTCCGAAGTCTGTCTTCGTTGCTGTGATTGCAAACTTAACTACAGAAACCATGCGCTCATCTACACCTTGCATTCTATCAAGGCTGCGCTGCGATAATTTAAAACTCATTTCTTTAATCCCTTCATGGTTCGTATACCAAAGCTAGCAGCAATAGAGGCATACATTCCCCACTGCACCCAGAGCGGTGTGGTTTCTAAGTTAGCAAAGCCCTGTGCCATTACATCCTGCATAGAAGGAATGAAGTTCATGCAAAGAATAGCTACAAAAACTATAGTCCATAGCTCATCTTTCCAACTATCCTTCGATGCCTCGATAGCTGACTGCTCCCAGTCCATCTCACCAGTAGCTTGCTTGAGTTTGATCTCCGCATTAGCCTTCTGGACTGCAGTCTTACCGTCTAGGTAACTGGTTGCTAGCCCACCTAAGGCACCTACAATCTGACCAATCATTTCTCAGACCCTACCCAAACTGCAAACGCACCAGTCATAGCGCCAGTAACAACGCTAATCAAAGCACTCTGTTGTGTAGTCAAATCAGGCTGGCTTAACGCCCACTCAATGCAGCGAATGTACATCAGCGTCATAACCAACATCATCAAGCGCGGCATGATCTTCCAAGCAAGTATTTTTTCCATAGCTATAGTCATATCTAAACCTCTATATTTATGTTCGTTCCCTGTGGTCTATCAGCAGTGGTCTTAGTACCAAACCTATCATAACCCTTGCCTAAATCCAACTTCTGTTCTCTGAGGGCTTCTAAGTGAGTGTGGTTAGCCCTGTGTTCTTTAGCTATCATCTGCTCTGCAAGGTGCGCCTCTATACGTTCACGAGTTTGTGTTTGTTGGTGAACATCACTGCCAACATTAAAGGGTGAAGATCCAATGCCACTAACACCGTCAGACATTACCGCCTCACTGCTATCCAGACAAAACCAAACAATGCCCCAACGCAAAGAAGAAACAAGAAGATGCCAGCAGCCCACGCAATGACAGCCTCTTTGCGCTCGATGCGCTTGTACTCTGCATCCTTTTGCTTCTGACGTATCTCATTCTCTATGCGAATAAGCTCTTGCCAAGCAGACGGGCCAAGCGTTTCCGAGATCATCTTGCGTAGATCATCACGCATATTCTCACGCTGTTTCTTTTGAACAAACAATTCCATTGCTTGCTGCTCAATATTACCAAAGCTTTGATACCACTTGGGGTTCTCGACCCTCTTAGCTGCAAAGTCAAAGTCGGAGATAGCTTTAGACCATCTGCCTAGATCCCCAGCCATGCCCTCAAGATCCCGTCCAATCTGGCAACCCTTCTTGATTGCATTGAACGCAGCACCAGCAGCCATGATTGCAGTAGCAGGATCTATCATGTGTCCTTACCTACCTTAACGTAAGAAAAGCATGGAGCTTTATACGGCACACGAACTGTGTATGGATAATATTTATAAATCCCAGAAGGGCACCGATATATGCAAGCAGTATAAAGATGACCGTAAGTCATCACGCCCACCGCTATGTTGGTGAGCGCACAGATCATTAGCCGATCAT